CGCGCGGGTCTTGGCGGTACCGTGAGGACAGCTCGCCGCCCTCGCCGCCAGGGAGGCTCTCGAGCCGCCCGGCAGGGCCACCAAATAGACGCCCCACCACCTGCGGCATCAGCGCCTCGGCGGCGGCGTTGCGGCGCGCGTCGTCTGCGGCCTTACGCTCTGCGGCGCGGCTGGCGCGGGTAAGCGCGAGCGCCTCGCTGCCCGCCTCGGGCGAGCCCATGCCGCGGGCGATGATGCCGAGCACGGACAGGTTCGCCCGGCGGCGCTCCTCGGGGGTCATGGACTCCACATCCTCGCCCAGCAAGCCGCCGACGTAACGGCTAAAAAATCCGGGTTTTTTTGTTTTCTCTGCCATGTTCGTGGTCCTCAATCAAAGAGCAGGCCGCGCGTCTTGCGGCCGCCGTAGGCGCGGTACATCTTGCGGTACATCTCGAGCGGGTCGGCGTTGGTGGGCTCGCCCGCCCTGGACCGCAAGGTCGGCGTCAGGTCCATCTCTTCGGCGTCTTGGCTTTGCGCGCTAAGTCGCATGAGACCGCGCTCTACGCCGCCGCCCTCGGCGTACTGCGTGCCGTAGCGCTTGAGCATCTCCTCGTCGGCGTCGATCCTGCGCTGCGCCGCGCGGTCCGTCAGCTTCTTGAAAAAGTCCACCTCACGCCCTCCCGCGGCGCTTGGCGCCGACCTTCTTGTCCAACTCCTTCACGGCCTCGGTGAGCAGCCCGACCACCTGCGGCAGATCGTACTGGCGCATGTTGTCCGACTCGCGCCGCGAGACGGCCTCGGGCATGGCGCGCTCGACGGACTGGGCCGACATGCCCATGTCCTCCTCGCCGCCCTTATCCTCGCCCTCGTTCTCGCCGTAGCCGTCCTCCCACTCGAACTCGATGCCCTTGAGGCGGCGCACCTTGTCGAGCGGGTTCTTGATGCCGCCGATGTTGCGCTTCATGTTCTCGTCGGAGCCGGTCGGGAAAAACGCGCCGGCGGCCCTCGAGGCCATGTCCCAGTAGGACGGCCGCCCGGTCACGGTCCCGGTAGTGGTCTGATTGAACGGCGACGCCGACACCGCGCCCTGCCGGATCGCGAGCTGCCGCAGCGGGAACTCCTGCCGGCGGAGGTCCTCCTCGCGCTGCGCGTTAAGGAACTGCTGGTAGAGGTTCTGCTGCTGCGTGCCGAGGCCCATCATCGCCCGCCCCGACTCGTACCGGTTCGCAAGCGCCGTCTGGCCGTATCCCGCCAGGTCGCGCCCGGCGCCGAGCCGGAACTCTGCGCCCTGAATCCCGGCGGCCTGGTTCGCGCGCGCGGCGTCCATGCCAGTCTGCACATTGAACTGCTGCGCGGTCGACCCCATCCGCTGCGCGTCGAGCATGGCCCGCTGGTTGGCCTCCTCGGCGGACAGCCCCATCTGCATGTACTGCTGCACCGCCTGCTGGTTGGAGAGGCCCGCACGCATCTGCTGCTCAACATTGAACTGCTGCGCGGTTGAGCCTAGGCGCTGCGCCTCAAGCTCCGCCTGCTGGTTGCGACCAGATGCGTCGAGCATGGCGCGCTGGTTCGCCTCCTCTGCCGACAGGCCCATCCGCATGTAATCCTGCACCGCCTGCTGGTTCGCGCGCGCGGCCTCGAGGCCGGCCTGGACGTTCGTCGTCTCGGCCGTAAGCCCAAGCCGAGCGAGCTCAAGGTCGCGCTGCTGGTTCGTGATCTCGCCGCGCTGGGCGAGCTCCATCACATTCTGCGCCGCGTTCTGGTTGGAGAGGCGCACCGCCTGCTCGCGGCCGACGTCGGCCTCTCGCAGCGCCGCAGCCTCGCGGAAGCCACGCGCGCGCTGCTCGGCCACGAAGCGGTTGCGCTCGCGGGCGGCCTCGCCGGCGGCGATGCCCTCCTCGATCGCGGCGCGCGAGCCGCCGAAGGCACGCGCCGCCGTGGCGCGGGCTGATCGCGTCCCTCGAGCCTGCTCCTCGGCGCGGCTGATGTCCTCGAGCCCCGCCTGCGTGACGGCAGCCTCGTAGGGGTTAATGTAGCGGCCAAGGTCTTGGTCCAAGAAGCCCGCCGCCTGCGCCGTGGGCGCAGCGCCCGGCGCGCTGATATCGCGCGCGCCGAAGGTGGTCCCGACGCGGCCGGCAGAGATACGCTCCGGGCCGCGCCCAAGGGCCGCACCGACGCGCTCCGCGCCGATGGGCGCCGCGCCGAAGGTGGTCCCGATGGCGCCCGCCGCGACCCGCTCCGGGCCACCCGCGAGCGACGCGCCGATGTCGCGCGCGCCGAACTGGGTCCCGATTTGGCCGGCGCTGATGCGCTCGGGCTGGTAGCCCATCAGCGCCTGCGCGTTGCGCGCGGCGGCCTCCACCTCGGGGACGAAGCCGCCCTCTCGCGCGATGCGGCGCGTCGCGGCCTCGCCCTCCATATAGTCGCGCGTGAACGGCGCGACCATCATCCCGCGGTACGGCTCGTACGGGATGGCCGAGACCTCCTCGGCGAACTGCAGGTTCCGCAGCACGCTGTCGTAGATCCTCGGGTCGATCTCCGTCTTGGAGACTTCCTTCCTCTTGGACGAAAAAATCTTGCTCATAGTTTCTTCTCTAGAACCACCGCGGTTCGTTTGTAGCCCTCAAGCGCCCGCTGCCAGCCGGGGCGGCCCATAATTAACATCGTGTCGCAGCCGATGCTGCGAGCCCAGGCCTCGATGACCGGGCGTATCACATCATCAATCTCGCGCAGGTCGCCCGCGCCGATGATGACGGTGAGCTGCTTGATGCGAGGAAAGACGTCGATGGTCGAGACCACGCACGAATCCTTCGACGCCCAGAATTGGTACTCGCCGCGCGCGATTCCGTCGAGCACGTCGTGGTAGCCCATCTGGCCGTAGCCCTCGGCGAGCGCGCGCTCGATGGGCTCGCGGAATGGCGCGATGTGCTCGATGCCCTCGACCTCTTTCATCGCTCTCCCCCCGCCACGGCATCGAGCCGCATCGTGCCGACGCGCCAGTCCGTGGCCGGAGACGCGCCCGTGATCTGCATCTCAACCTGCCGCCCGGTGAATCGCACCGGGGTGTAGATGGAGTCGATGGTGTAGCTCTTGGTCGTCTCCGAGCCATTCGGCGCGAACTTGGTGATGAACTGCAGCGACACCGCCCCCATCGCGTTCTCGTCGGCGATAACCTGCCGGGCCACCATCAGCCGCTCGCCGCCGCCCAGCTCAATGGCGCCAGAGCGCGCATACGGCGCCGTGCCGTCGTAGGTGACGCCGACCTCGTGCTCGTAGACATAGCCGTCCGGCGAGACCATCAGCGGGTAGCTGAAGACGCCGCGGTCGGTGCCGGCGGTGCGCGCCAGGGTGCCGATGGACCAATGCCCCTCGCGGTAATTGTACGACACATAGCTGTCGCACTCGCTGTTTGAAGCGCTCGGGTAGAGCCACCAGACCTCGCCGAATTGATTGTTGGCGACGGCGTACACCTTTGAGCGCTGGGTCTGCGAGAGGTTGTTCACCACATAGTCGAGCACGTCGCACTTGAGCGGGCGCACGAAGCCGTCGTACATGAAGAAGCCGGAGGGCGACCACCAGTAGGCGACCGATTCCACCGCCGCCACGGCCTGGGCGCCGATGAGGCCGCAGCCGGTGGCGATGCGCTCGAAGCCGTAGACATACGGCGGCCCCTGATACTGGGCCGTGTGAACATCGACATCCGTGAATATCAGGTTTACGCCGCGCAGGCGCTTGGCGGTGACGATGGAGCCCACCGTCTCGAGCTCGAAGTCCCCGGCCTGGTTCGTGATGGCCGGGGTCCACATGGTGTTGTCTTCTTGGTCGGACCAGGCCACCTTGCGCGCGTTGCCGCCGGCGCCGAGGGCGAACACGAACCGCTCGGCCGTCACGAGCACGGCCTTATTGCTGACCGGCGCGTTGGCGAGCGCCACGCCGTCGTTCGCGGTGTTGAGGTCCCACTCGTAGATCTTGCCGTCGGCGTTGCTGCACGCCAGCAGGAACTCGCCCCAGTTGTCGAGCGTCCAGGTCGTGGCCGGCGTCACCGTGCCCGTGTCTGGGCGCGCCGTGCCGTAGGAGAACAGCCCGTAGGGGCCGCCGCCATACCCAAGATTCAGCACCGCGTCGGCGTTGCCGGCCGTGAAGCCCGCCGGGGTGATGTCGGTCAGGGTCCCGGCCTCGTTCATGGCGTACAGCTTCGAGTGCGTCCCGATGCCGATCCATCGCGCGTTGGCGTTCG